ATGGAACTGCGAAAAAGTATTTTAGTAAGAATGTAGGTTCTATTAACTATGAAAAAGGCGAAATAAATATTAATGCTATCAATATTAATTCTGTAATTGGTGATATTGGGTATATTGCAGTTTCGGTAATTCCTAAGTCAAATGATATTATGGCATTGAGAGATTTATATCTTTCAATTGATCCAGCAGGCGTTAACGTTAGCGTAATCCTAGATGCATTAACATCATCATCTAGAACATCAGGTGTCGGTCAAATTCCAGTATCTAGTTAAACATGTTTAACGATTTAAAAGTATCAAGTTCCATTGTTGGTCAAGTTCCCTCATACTTGCCTTCAGAGTATCCTAATTTTGTCAATTTTGTAAAAGATTACTATAGGTTTTTAGAAACTAATAGTAATCCTCTTGATCTCCTTAATGGAGTTCAGGATTTAATTGATATTGACACATATACTGGAATTGATGCTTCAGCATTGTTAAAAGTTGCTATTGATGCAGACGACAAAGAAGTTGTCGTTGCTGGGCACGCAGAATTCCCAAGAACTCAAGGATTATTAAAAATAGATGATGAAGTCATCATCTATAAGACGAGATCTTTTAGTACTAATGGTAATGGAGATAAGATTACTACATTTAGTGGTTGTACTAGAGGATTTACTTATAATACCCTGACGTATGATGATGGTTTTACTGCAAATAAGAAAACTACTCCTGCATCACACGCCGTAGACGTTGTAGTATATAATCAGTCATATTCATACATCTTATACTTCCTTGAGGAGTTAAGATCTAACTATTTGGTCGATTTCCCAGCAAATATCTTAAATGATAATCTGGGCAACATTAATATTAATCAAGTTGTAAAAAAAGCGAAAGATTTCTATCTTTCCAAAGGAACTCCTAGTGGAATTGAGTTTTACTTTAATTTCTTATTCCAAAAGAAACCAGAATTACGTAATTATAAAGAAAATCTCCTTGCTTCGTCAGAAGCAACATATCAAAACAAAAATATCGTAAGATTAGAGAGTTTGGACTCTTACGATGTTCCTAGTTTGGTTGGAAAGAGTGTTATTCAAAAAGGACTGACTTTTCCAGTACAAACTGCTGAAAATGTCTTTTCTTTCGCAAGTCAAATTTATGAATTTGAAATTTCTAACGGAGAAAAGATTGTACCTACACAATTTACTGTAGTCACTGCAATTCCAGAAACTGTTGGTCCTGAGAGAAGATTATATGTTGATTCTACATATGGATTTCCAGATAATGGAGTTGTAAGAATTAATCAAGATTTAGTTACATATACAGGCAAAAGATCTAATTATTTTGAATGTGATAGTTCTTTAGATACAGTTGTACAAAATTTTCAAGCAACTGGAGACCTTCAACTGCTTTTAGGTGATATTGTATACGATAACTCTACACTTGCAGTTGCTAGTGATGATGATGGGTCTTCTTTTGTAGTTTATGTTGGTATTTCTGATGTAACCATCCAAGATAATAATATTGGTTATCAAGTAGGTGATTTAGGATTTGTAAGCAATGTCATTATTGAAGATAATCTGATTGTGAGTGGTTGGGAGTTTAATGATACCTTGCCTCTAAAATTGAATGAATCTTTAGTTGCAGGGGTCACTAAGGTATATTCAGATAGTGATTCTATCTACATGCCATACTCAACAATTCCTTTTTATGATATTTCTTACAATTCAGCAACTAGTATCATCAAAGAGAATGATGTTTTTGTAAGAATCCCTAAAACATTTGAACAAAGTAATGAAGAAGAAAAAGTAGATATTCCTACTAATAGTCCTGTTGGTATTCTTCGAGATGGTACACCAATTTTAAGTTGGAAGAGTCCGAAAACTTTTATTAGGGGAGAAGTTAAAGATGTAACGATTATTAATGGTGGTAGTAATTTTAATGTCCACAATCCACCTGTAGTTCAGTTAGATGGACCTACTAAGTTAAATACAAGCGATCCAACTGGTACTACCGCAGAAATCTCATTAGGTATTAATGGATCAGTAAGAAACGTATATCTTAAAAACAAAGGTGCTGGATATAGTCAAGATACTGTAATTGTTGTCACAAAAAATGCAAGTAACGATCCAAATGTTGCATTCAGAGATGCTGTTCTTAGACCACTCATTGTAGATGGTAAAATTGCTAAAATTAGAATTGTAGATCCAGGTACAGGATATACTCATCAACCTACGATTTCTATTGTTTCTGAAACAGCACCAACAACTCCTGCAAGTATTGATGTAGTTGTAACAGGTTCAATTTACAAAGTAAATGTTGATAATCCTGGAACTTTGTATACTCAGGATCCTGAGTATCAAATCAAAAAGGGTGCGGGTGCTTCTGGGTTCTTAACTATTGAAAATGGCAAACTCACTGCTGTAGATTTAGTCAATGGTGGGCAAAATTATAAATCTGCACCAAAAGTTACAGTTGTTGATTCTACTGGTGGAGGAGTTGGTGCAGAGGTTGTTGCTGAGTTTAATGCAGCACAAGGTGCAGTTACAAACTTTATTGTTACCAACCCAGGATTAAATTACAATCCATTTAATACTTCACTTGTAATTACTGAAGAAGGTTCTGGTGAAATTCTTCAGGTAAACGTACAGCGTTGGACATTACTTAATAATTGGGATTCTGATAACATTAGTAACTTTAATGGTCAAGATGGTTCTTTATTATTAGATGGTGCAGAAGTTGGTGGAAAGACCGAACAAAAATTCACAATTTTGGGATCTCCTAAAAAGTTAAAAATCAATGGTGAATTGCCAAATCTTTCAAATAATCCAACCGCAGATCAACAACACTCACCAATTATTGGGTGGGCATTAGATGGGGCACCAATTTATGGACCATATGGACATCCTATCGCAAATGATGCATCTTCTGGTATTGTCAAACTAACTTCAAGTTATACAAAGAGGTCAGCAAACTCATTCCCTGCAAATTCCATTAGAAGAAGTACAACTTCTCCTGGTCTTCTTGCACAATATCCAATGGGATCATTTGCTGAAGATTATAGATTTAACGAATCAGTTCAAGGATTAGATACTGAAAATGGTAGATACTGTGTTACACCTGAATTTCCAAATGGTGTTTATGCATATTTTTTAACTATTAGTCGTTCTAACAGACAAAATGGATTTCCTTTCTTTATTGGACCTAAATTTAAAGGAAAAGTATACAGCGACTTTAATATTTTAGAATCTTCATCCATTGATAATATTTCTGGATTGAGGAGATATTTGACACCAGAAGGAAATGCATATCATAAACCAACAGATACTGGAAACTTTGTTGTAGAATCAATTCCTTCTTCTACAGAAGCAGTCGTGGATAGTATTGATGTATTAGCATCTGGTTCTGGTTACAAACTGGGTGATGTTCTTACTTTTGATAATGAAGGAACAGGTGGATTTGGTGCGGCAGGGTTTGTTAGTACTATTAAAGGACAAACAATCAGTAGTGTTTCTGCAGATGAATATGATTACTTAGAGTATGACGATGAAAATATTCCATTTTCTCAAGGTTCTACTATTCAAACAGTAGGTGGTTTTACAGCAAGTGTTTATGCAGTAGATCAAAAACTGAAGAGAATGTATCTTACTGGTGCTACTAATGGACCTTTAAAAGATGGGGATAAAATTTTTGATACTAGTTTAACAATTGATCCTGGTGTAAATACGGAAGTTGCAACACAAAATACTACTCTTGCATTTGATGATGGTGGGAATAGAGTTGGAAATGCAGTATATGCTGCACAATTAATTGATCCTGTTGATAGTATTACTGGTTACTTTAAATTACAGAATTATACTCTTGGTGGTACTATTGCATTATTTACTGTTGGAAAATATGTTAAGATTGGATCTGAATATTGTAGAATCATTCAGACGTTTGCTGGTGACAATGCCATTCTTGTACGTCGTGCTGATAATAGATCAGTATCAGAAGCATATGCAGCTAACACCACTGTAACACTTACTGAATCAGTTAAAGTATTTGATAGTAGTTTATTTAAAGTTGATGATATTGTTGGAATTGGAAATGAGAAATTTAGAGTTGTAGATATTAATGTATTTAAAGATGATAAAGTAGTTTCTACTAAAATTGTAAATGGCGGTAGTAGTAATGTGGGTACATTCTACTGTTTCTTTGATGGTGTTCTTCAAACACTGAGCGGAGTTGCTAGCGATGTTGTACAACTTGGTGCAAGTGGTGAAGTTGAAGATTTGACTTTTACTCAATTGACAGGACTTACAAATAATCCAATTGTACAGATTGGAACTCTTGCACAATATGATGCATCTGGACAAACTTTCTTAGATGTAGATATTAAAGCAAGTACATATACTCACACATTAGTATTAGAAAGAGCAGCATTCTCAAGTTCTCCAGCATTCCATTTTTCAAGAGATGCTGTTAATAGATTGAGATTTATTAGTGGTGAAGTTAAAAAGTATGAGGAAGATAGAATTTTAGCAAAGTTACAGTCATCTGGTAATGGATTAGTTCAAAATGATTTTGTAAAAATTAGTGCTTCATTAAAACGTGAGTATCAGTACAGAATCAGATATAACACTACTGCTAATCCTTCAGTATTCCAAGTTGATACTGGATCTGGAACATTTAGTTCTTCAGTTTCAAACCTTGAGTTTTATGAAGGATCTACTTATGAATTTGAAGTAGCAAATAATAATGCAATCAATGTTGAGTTTTATGGTCCTTCATTTGATACAGATACACAAACTACTGTTATTGGCAGAAGATATTTTGATATCAACGTTAGAAAAACCATTGTTAATGATAAGATTACCAGGTTTACTATTATTCCAGATGATTCTGATTTAACAGATTATATCATGAGAATTAGTAGTGTCACTACGTCTGATTATAAAGATTATAATATTAAAACAGTATCTGAACCTATTAATGGTGAGTATAATGTTGTTAATTCAACATCTACGTATTTTGAGGTCTATACAAAAGAAGATCCTGAATTTGAGACCTTGTACTCATCTAATACAATTTCATATATTACTAGATCAACGACCGCTTCTGGTGGGATCAACACTGCTACTCTGACATCTGGTGGATTTAATTATACAACAACCCCACTAATTTCTGGTGTTAAAACTGCAGCAGGTGAAGGTGCTATCTTAGAACCTGTTTCAGATAATATTGGAAAAATTAATAAAATCAAGGCAGTTTCTTCTGGTTATGGGTATAGTCCAGATGTCACCCAAAAACCATCTGTTATTTTCCCAAGAATTACAAAAATTAAAAATAACTTTGTTGTAAGTTCTTTGAAAATTGAGGATACTGGACAACAATACATTTTTGCTCCAAGAATTGTTTTAACTGGTGGTGGATTGCCCAATGATAGTGAAAATCACGCAGTGGTTGAAGCAGAGGTTACTAATGGTCGTATTATTAATATTGATTTAGTATTTCCTGGCATCAGATATAATAGTGCTCCAACAATTGATGTAGAAAAATATTACTATGCTGGATTAACCTCTACTGGAGAACTTTCCTTTAAAT